TAGCTTCGCCAGTAACAGACAACATGCCAGTAACATTGATAGGGCTTTCGAGTGTAGTATTTACACCGTTCAAGGCTACCTTCTGCCCAGGATATAAGGTCACACCAGCTTGAGCAAGTGCTTGCCCTACTGTAGAACCTGACTCAACTTGGACTTGCTTAAGGTCGTCACTAGAAGAATTGGCGATGTCTGCGATTACGATAGTATACATATATAAAGCTCCGTTAAATTAAAATTAAAAGTAAAATACAAAGGGCAAATCCCAGTGTTCTGTCGTGACATTTAATAAGTAAAGTAAATGTCGGTGTCTCGATGTGGTGCATTGTACATGGCAGTCAGTCCACTGTCAACAACAATTCGGCACAATGTTTTTAATAGAGTGCGTTGTGTGGTAGGGCGCGGAGTTTTAGGGCTATGTCTGTCCAATACTCACAGCCTTGAGGTGTTGAATTATACTCAAAGCAATAGCGTAAACGGTTAGAAGGCTTAAAGCCCTCAAGTTTAGGCGCTTCCTTAATCATATAGCTTGCCGCCTCCTTATCTAAAACGTGTACCCTAGCAATAAGACTATAGTGATCCACCATGTATTTGGCATCATCGGCTTTTTTTGCATAAGCATATATCTCATTGCCGTATTCCTCCTTATGGGCAGAGTTAAGAGGCGACCAAAAGTCATGCCCCTGAGGAGTATCAGACCATGTAAACATTTCGTCTACGTTAGTACACGAAGATGTCGAAGATACATATAGGTTACTGTCAGTTAAGTTGCTAAGATACTTATAGTGTAAATCCCACTCATCTCCTAACTCTTTTATTTGGCTGAGTAATACCTTCAGCTCATGTTTCTGTACTGTGCTTAACATTGCGTTTCTCCAAAATTATTAAACTGTAGGGGGCTAGTCCTCGCCAGCCCCCTAGGATTTACTAACTGTTAGCGGCAATCAACTCAGCAATCTGAGCCTGTTGTGCTTCGATCATCGCAGTAAGAGCCTCGACATCGCTACTAGGCTTGCTCACCTTGCGGCTTGTCTTAGGCTTACGAACTTCCAAAGCGTTAACGTCTATTATACACAAGTCTAAGTACTCCTTACGCATCTTGAGTTTGCCAGCTTCAAAGTCCTCGACAGCCTTAGCTACATCGTACTGTGTCAAAGGCTTAGTCGCCGCGCCGTTTACTTTGCAGATGATAGAGCCGAAGGTTTTACGTGCTTGATACCTAAAGGCTTTCAAGTCCTTGTCTGCATCAGCCAACCATACTTGACCGTACATGTCGCCAAGTTTAAACAACTGTCCAGTGCTTGCTGGCTCGTTAGCTTTTTCTGCATACTGCTCACCCATTACTGCTAGTATTTGTTTCTTTGTAGCCATGATAATTTCCTCGTATAGATTAGGTTTAAATTTTATTAAAGTGTGATCGGTGTTGCTGATCGGTTTACATTACACCACACCGAGTCGTCAATGTCAACAACAATTCAGCCCGATATTTTTAAAAGCGCCCACATGTGGGACATACATGTGCATCCTTAGGTACAAATTTTAGCTGATGCTTAGGAATAAACTGTCTCATGGGCATCCTACTATCATTGTCTGTGCAATAGATAGTGTCTCTATCACAGTTAAGGTCTAAGATTTCTACCTCCGTACCTACCTTGTAGTGGTGAGCAACATTTCCAACCCCATTGCTCTCTACTACTATTGCTCTATCTCCTACTTTATACATGCTCAAGTACCTCAAATGTTTCTAATTAAAAGGGGAGTGGTGTTGCCATTTAAATGATGCCACAACAACGCCACACTGTCAACAACAATTCAGCCCGATGTTTTAAAAAGGTTTTTAATGCGTGATAAGACAGACATGCTAGGCGTTACTGGTCGTAGTTGATAGCCGTAGATTACTTGAACCTCAAGTCCTTTCTTGCAGTAATAAGCATGGGGTGTCATAGTCTTATCACGCTTGAGTATCTCCACCACATCTCCCTTTTTAAAATAGTGGACAGGATCAGCAGAATCTGTGCCTCCCTCAAGTACAGCAAGCTTAGTGCCTGCCTTGTAATTGAAAAAACGTCGAACCCTCTTAGGCTCAAATGGCTTTAAGATTTCAACTGGAACATGATAAGGATCTCCAGTGGATTCACAAATTACTAGTTGGTAGTCGCCATCGTTACTAGTCACAGGTGTAACCTTTACTAAGGCTTTATGTGGCAAGTCCTCAAAGGCTTGCGTTAATCGTGCATATTTAGTCATGTGTAAAGCTCCTATGCGAATAAGCTCAAGGCGGAATGCCCTGAGCCGTTACATTAAATCACGCTGAGCCGTTGGTGTCAACGAAAACTCAGCCCAATAATTTAAAAAATGCAGAGGCGTGATAAGATGCACACGCCCCTGCTCACACGCTATGTGCGGAAGTCTAGGTCTCCTATGTCACCGACTGGACTCATAAGCCCCTCTAGTACTAGCTCGTATGCGTTACCCGCTTTGTGGAACACTAGCATTGCAGGGTAAACATCAGGGCTGTCGTTGCCTATCTTGACCCCTGTAGAATACACAAGTGTACCTGCGGGTAGGTGTCCTACTTGCTCGTCGAGTCTGTAGGCTTGGTTAAAGTCGTATGCGTCATGTACAATTTGGGTGTTGAGGATGGATGATTTCATGCGTGAAGCTCCTATGCGAGTTGGATCAAGGCGGATTTGCCCTGACCGATTACATTAAACCACAAGCGACCAGAGGCTGTCAACCCCTAGTTGCGTTATAGTATTATGTCCAGTCGTGTGTGACACGTAATAGTTTTTCTGCGCCTACGAAAGTATAGCGTGATACTAATGTTTCGTCACCGTAGTAATAGGTCATAGTGAGTATAGTCGCTATAAATCCTAACACACGCTCCTGCGTTACTGTTACCTTGTAATCGCAGGAGGATACTTTAGCTTCGTCTAATATAGTGCGTACCTTACGGTCAACCCTAGTATTAGCATACTCTCGGCTGTCGATTGCTAAACCTTGCACTAAGGCTAACACATGACGCGTTAGGTATGTATAGGTTACGGATGTATCGCGGCGTACACGACTAGAGTATAATTTTTTTGGCATGAGCATGGCTCCTGAATTTTAATGTGGGTGATGCGGGGCGTGATAATCTACACACGCCCCTTCGATTGATTAGCCCTTTAGGGCTTGCATTAGTGCCGCGATCTGCGCTTGTTGGGCTTCGATCACATCGAGCAAAGCCTGCACATCGGTGCTAGGCTTAGCGGGTGTCTTAGCTGTAGGCTTAGCGGGTGTCTTAGCTGTAGGCTTGGCGGGTGTCTTAGGCTTAGCGGGTGTCTTAGGCTTAGCGGTTGCCGTAGGCTTGGCGGCTGTCTTAGACTTGCGGGCTGTCTTAGGAGCTTTCGGCTTGAAGCTGGTAGGATCAACGGTGCAAGCTTTGAGCATTGCCGCAGGAACCTTTAGGTTGCCCTTGTCGAAATTCTCCTTAGCTAAAGCTACATCAAAGCGGGTGATGCCATGCTTGGCGTTGTCATTTGCTTTGCAAACAATCGCACCGAATATCTTGCGGGCTTGATACTTAAAAGTATCCACATCGACTCCAGCCCCCTTGAGCCACACTTGACCGAATAGACTTCCTAGGAAGTATAGCTGTGATGTGGAAGCAGGGAGCAAAGCTCCTTCGCAATAGGTACTGCCCATTACTCGCTCAATTTCTTTGAAATTCGTTGCTTGCTGCTTGCCTTTAGTGTTTGTAGCCATGATAAATTTCCTCGTGATTAGGATTGTGCAAAGGGCGAAGTTGCCCTGAGCCATTACATTTAGGGCATGAATTGCTTGCCCTGTCAACAACTTTCGTCATTTATTTTCTAGCCCTTTAGGGCTTAGTCTGCCTCGCTTGCTCTTGTGAGTGTCTCCCATTCCTTTCGCTCGGCGGGTGTCATAGACTTCGTCTCACCTGCCCAGACTTCGTCTGCCTCGTCCAACCTTTCTTCAGCAAAGCTGAGATCCCAGCCATACTTCTTGGCAATAATTCGGCAAGCCTTTAGGCTACCAAATTTAGCGGTCAAGTCTTGTTCTTCAAGGGCTAGCTTTGCTAGGATAAGTCTTTCGTCGGATGTGTAGTGCTTGTAAGTGTACATAAGTTCCTCGTGATTAGGAGTTCGCTGAAGGCGAATTTGCCCTGAGCCATTACATTAGATCAGGTCTTGGCGGTGCTGTCAACACTTTTCGCTATTTATTTTTTTACCGTAGGTAGATTTTTGCGGCTCCTATCGCACAGGCTTGAGAGCCTAGGAAGCCTAGGAAGCTATGCGTATTCTTTGCGTGGGGCTTAATCGCGTAGGTGTATGAAATCCTTAGGGATTTTGGGAGGCTTGTTAGGTTTTTAGGTGCAGAATCTCTAAGGCCTCAGAGCCTAAAAACCTCGGAACCCCTAAATTCTTTAGAATTTCCCCGCGCATTACGCGGAGGACTTGGAGATTTCCTAGCCCTTTAGGGCTTCGGAGTTCTCTGGAGGTCTTGTAGGCTTGTAGGCATTAGGGGTAGGCAGGGGGGCACCCACACCCCCATAGTATATACTAATGGTTACACTAAATTAACTAAAAGGCCTAGTAACCCCGAGAGCCTTCAGAGCCTCCCTAAGCCCTCAAACCTTAGAACCCATGCACGAGTATCCCTGAGCACGTAAAAGTCTCATAGGGGTGGGTAGGTTTGGAGATCTTGGGGGGTTTTAGGCGCCTACCAACCTTAAAGGCTTATAGGCTTTAGGACTTCAGGAGGATTAATAGCCCTTATACTGCTACTTCAACTATCAGAGAGGACATGATAAGGTAGGTAGGGGCCGATAAAGCTATTAGAGCTTTAGGGAATGTATGGGGTATACGGGGGGCGATGGCTTACCTTCTAGTATAGTGTTTAAATCGGGTTTTGTCAAGTCTTTTTTACACTAAAAGCCATTTATTTACTAAATACACTTGACAAATGTACCACACGCACTATAATAGATAGTATGACTAAAGATACACGTATAGCAAAGCTGGGGGTTGAGGGGTTTAACAAACCGAAAAGAACCCCAGCACACCCAACTAAGTCACACGTTGTATTAGCTAAAGAAGGTGACAAGATTAAAACGATACGCTTTGGAGAACAAGGCGCAAAGACTGCTGGTAAGCCAAAGGCGGGGGAAAGTGCTGCCATGAAAGCAAAGCGTAAGTCATTTAAAGCCCGACATAGTGCGAACATCAAGAAAGGTAAGATGAGTGGAGCATACTGGGCCGACAAAGCTAAATGGTAATAATATGAGTAAAAGAAACTATACAGATAAGCAGCAAGCATTCTTGAAGGCTCTGCCCAAGGTAGGGTTCAATGTGGCAGAGGCATGTAGACAAGCAGGCTATAGCACAACCAACTCATTCAAGGTAGCTAAAGGCCTTAGAGCCGAGATACTAGAGATGAGCGAGGCTATACTAGCCACCTCAGCGCCTCAGGCGGCTAGCAAACTGATAGAAGTGATGAACTCTAACAAGCCTATCCCTCAAGTCCAACACAAGTTGGCTGCGTCTAACAGTATACTAGACCGTGTAGGGGTAGCCAAGCGTGCAGCAGTAGATGTGAACCTCAATGAAGGTTCTTCAGTGTTTATACTCCCCACTAAAGACGTGATCAATGAAAAAGGATAGGTGGCACAACATCCCATACGGATATAAAGAAGATCCTGAAGACACTACCTGCATCCTACCAATCTCAGACGAGCTAAAATACTTAGAAGAGTCCTTAGACATGATAGAAGAGGACGACATAGGCTACGCTACTGCATCAGAGTGGTTGACCATAATGACAGACAGAGCGATTACGCCACAAGGCCTTAGAAAAATTCATGCAAAAAGATTGGGAGCTTAATCCAGACGGTTATCAAAAGAACCTAGATGGGACTTTTAAACTAAAGCTGGATGGTACGCCAAAGAAGAAAGCAGGAAGAAAGACAGGGCCTCTAAAGGTTCCTTACAATTTCTCAAAGAAACAAAAGGCCGCACAGGCCCTCC